CGGGGCGCGCGCAAAAACATGGCAGTTTCCGGGATGGGGGTTGAGACCGTGGGCTTGCGCGGGCCGAAACCAGCGAGCGAAGAGGAGAAGCGCGAGAAGGCCCTCGGGCGCTACGTGCTGCCAGGAAGGGTACGCGGCCGCGACGACGCCATAGGAACCGAGCGGTTCCGTCCGCCAGGCCCTCTGGGAAAGCGCGGCCATGAGATCTGGCGCGAGCTTGCGCTACAGCTCGCGCGGGCCGGCGTGCTGCGCGAAGGGCACGCGCGGAAGCTATGGCTACTATGCGGCGCACTCGAGAAGCTCGAAGAAGTGCGGGAGTTCGTGCGCTTGGCGAACCAGCGAGGCGGCCAGGAGCTGGCCGGCGTTGTCTGGCGCGCGAAATCGGGCTACCCGATGCGTGCCCCATGGTTCGACGCCGAGATGAAACTATGCGAGTTCGCGAACCGCTTGCTGTCGGAGTTCGGTTTAGGCGGCGGGGCTGGCGCGGCGGCAGCGGAGGATGACACCGAGGCCATGCTCGGCGGATGGAAGCGGTATGCAGCGAGTAAGGTTGCCCTCCTGGGAACTGGGCGAGTGCCCGATACCGCGCGGATGTAGGTTCGAGCCTGCGGCAGCGGACCACGCGTGCCGCTTCATCGAGCGATTCCTCACGCACACGAAGGGCGAGTGGTCCGGTACCCCGTTCATTCTCGCGCCGTGGCAGCGGCGCGACATCCGCGAGATATTCGGCCGAGTGTATGATGACGGCCGGCGAGTAATTCGCCAGGTCTACGTCGAGATCCCGAAAAAAAATGGGAAATCCGAGCTGGCCGCGGCGATCGCGCTTTACATGCTGTTTGCGGACGGCGAGGCTGAACCCGAAGTCTACGGCGCTGCGGCGGACTTACAGCAAGCTTCGATCGTCTGGGGCGTCGCAGCGCGAATGGTGCTTAACAGTCCCCGTCTCAAGCGCCTGACCGGCGGAGGGCGGTACGTCCTGGAGTCCGGAAAGCGCATCAAGGTTCCCTCCACTGGCGGCGTATATCGCGCGCTTACGGCGGAGGTAGCCGGGAAACACGGCTATAATGCGTCGTGCGTCGTTTTCGACGAAGTGCACTGCCAACGAGATTTCCGTCTGTGGGAGGTGCTGACGGTCGGCGCGGGCGCGGCGCGGCGGCAGCCGCTCACGTATGCGATCACTACGGCAGGCATCATCGGCGAGTCACCAGTGGCAGAGATGCTGCACCGCGAGGCAGTGGATATACTGCGCGGCGTGGTGCCATGTCCGGAATGGTTCTATCCTGTCGTCTACGCGGCCCCGGAGGACGCGGATTGGACGGATGAGGACGTATGGCGCGCTGTGAATCCGGCCCTCGGCGATGAGGACGAGATCAAACCGGGCGGCGCATTCGTGCGGATCGAAGCCTTGCGCCGGGAGTTCGAGGCAGCGCGGATGCGGCCCGCGCTCGAGGGCGCGTTCCGGCGGTTGCACCTCAACCAGTGGGTGCGGAACGATGAGCGCTGGATCCGCGCCGAGGACTGGTACGCGTGCACAGGCACACTGGACCTCGCGGCTGCGCGCGACTGGGTTTGGTGGGGCGGGCTTGACCTATCGTCGCGCGTGGACCTCACGGCGCTTGTGCTGGCGGCCCGCGACGGCGCAGGCGTCTGGTGGCTGATGCCATACGTTTGGCTGCCCGAGGGCGCGATCGAGCGCTCGCGCCTGGCGGTCGAACGCGAGCGCTACCGGGAGTGGCGTAAGCGCGGGCTGGTCACGGTTTGCCCGGGCGACGTCGTGGACTACGCCATGGTCGCGCGACGCGTGCGCGAACTGGCGGATCAGTACCGGATCGCTGCCATTGCCTACGACCCGATGTTCGCGGGCCAGTTGGCACAGGAGTTGTCGGCAGTGGGCGTGCGCATGGTGGAGTGGAAGCAAACCTACCAGCGATACACTGAGGCGATGAACAGCTTCGAGTCGCTGGTGCGAACGGGAATGCTGAGGCATCCTGGCCACGCGGTGCTGTCGTGGTGCGTGGACTGCCTGCGGATCAAACAGCGCGAGGACGGCGGCGTGCGCCCCGTGAAACCAGACCGGCGCGCTTCGACGGCGCGAATTGACGCGGCAGTGGCGGCGATTATGGCGGTAGGCTTGGGCACCGAGCGATCGGCAGAGGCTGTGTCAATCTATGAGTGTGGTGCCGGTGTCTGAGTAAGTTCTCCTACGATTTTCCTAACTGCTTTCCTAAGACATTGCTACGCTTGAGTTATCTCTCTTGACGTATTCCTCAGATCTGGCGTAAAACATGAGTAAATGAACTTGTTTCGCCGGATCATCGGGCGACTGTCCGGCAAATCGGTCCAGCTGATCGCGCCGACTGGCCGGATTGCGGCGTCCACCGCCGGCGTTGTGCTGAATCGCGATACCGCGCTTGAATCAGCAGCGGTATACGCGGCGGTGAAAATCATCGCGGAGGACGTCGCCTCACTGCCGCTCCACCTGTACCGCCGGCGCGGCGGACGGACGGAACGCGCGACGGACCATCCCCTGTACCGGCTGCTCCACGATTCCCCAAATCCTGACATGGCCGCCGGTGATCTCATCGAGGCGGTAACTGCGTCGGCACTGCTGTGGGGTAACGGATATGCGCGCGTAGAGCGGATCCCCAATCAGGAGGACGGCGAGATCGTCGCGATCTACCCGATGGACCCGGACCGCGTCGAGCTGCGCGAGGCGCGCGAGGGCTGGCGCGAGCGGCCCGTTTACATCTACCGATCCTACCGCGGCGGGCGCGAGGAACTGGAGCCGTGGCAGGTCCTCCACCTGCGCGGTTTTACGCTGACTGGCCGGCGTGGCGATGATCTCGTCGCGCGCGCGCGGCAAGTGCTGGGACTCACGATCGCGGCGCAGGAGTTTGCGGCGCGCTGGTTCAGCCAGGGAGCTGCGCCAGGCATCGTGCTTGAGCGGCCCGTGGGTGCTCCTCCGCTGACGGCGGAAGGACTGCGGCGGTTGAAAGAGGCAGTAGCTGAGTGGCACGTCGGTCTCGCACACGCGCACGAACCGATGGTGTTGCAAGAGGGAACGACCGTCAAGCGCATCACGGGTTCGCTGGAGGAAAGCCAGTTACTCGAACAGCGCCGCTTTCAAGTGCTGGAGATTTGCCGGTTATTTCGTCTCCCGCCGCACAAACTGGCGGAACTGGAACGGGCTACGCATACAAACATCGAGGAAGAAAACATCAGCTATCTGTCTCAGACACTCGCGCCGTGGTTGCGGCGCTGGAGGCAGAGCATCTGGCGAACGCTGCTAACTCCGGAGGAGCGCGCGGCGGGCGAGCTGTTCGCGGAGCACGAAGTCGAGGCATTCCTGCGCGGCAATTTTCGCGCGCAAGCGGAGGCGTGGGCGCGGCTGCTGCAGGCGGGTGTCTACTCGATCAACGAGGTGCGGCGCTGGCTGAACCTCAATCCAGTGCCAGGCGGCGACGAGCATTTCATCCAGCTGAACATGCAAGCCGTTACTGCGATGGCCGGCGCGGAGGCGGAGGCCAGCGCGTCGAGTGTCAAGCGCACAGCTTGGAGGGAGTATGCCACCGATTGATCCCCATCACACCGATACTGTCGAGACGCGGTGGGACGCGGCGGAGAATGTCCGGCGCGTGCTCACCGATCAAGCGCGGAGTTACTTCGAGAAGATCTTTGCGTGGCGCGATCCGGACGGCGACGAACGGCTAAAGGGAAGCTACAAATTCCCCCATCACGAGGTGTCCGCGGACGGGACGCCTGGGGCAGCGAACGTTCGCGCGTGCATCGCTGGCATCGCGGTGCTGAATGGCGCGCGAGGCGGCGCGGATATTCCGGATCGCGACAGGCGTGGAGTGTGGGAGCACCTTGCGACTCACATGCAGGATGCCGGCTGGGAGCCTACCGAACTCAAAGACTTCGAGCCGGCGATCGCGATCGGCGGCCGCGAGCTGAAGCGCCTGGACGTCGCGGCGACTGCGGATGAGAACGTCGAGGGTGTCATCCGCGGCATCGCGTCGGTCTACGAGAAGCGCGATCTCAATGGCGACATTGTCGTGAAGGGCGCGTTCACTGAGACCGTGCGCGAACGGCCGGAGGTGCCACTGCTGTGGGAGCACGACACCAAGTCAGTGATCGGCAAGGCGCACGTCAGAGAAAGCGACGCCGGCCTGGAGCTTGAGGCGAGGCTTGACACTTCGGACGAGACTGCGCTCAAGATTCTTCGAAAAATTCGTGACGGATACATTCGCGGGCTGTCCATCGGTTACACCGTGGACGACGCGGAATGGGCCGAACTGGACGGCAAGCCAGTTCGGAAGCTGAACAAGGTTTCGGTGTGGGAGGTAAGCGTAGTTACGCTGCCTGCCATGCCGGACGCGCAAATCATCGAAGCGCGATCCGCCGCGATTGCGACGGATGCGCGCGTGAACGAACGGGAGGGAGTACCAGTGGAGCAGATCGAACAGCTGCGGAATGAATTGCGCGATGAGATCGCCGCGGTGAAGCGCTTCGTCGGCGATGCGATCGCCGAAGCTAAGCGGGCCGCGGCTCCGCCTCAGCCGGCGCGGCCGGCGAGCATCGGGCGACTGGTCGCCGAGGACCCGAAGGTTCGCGAATTGGCGAGCGCGCCCATCCAGGGGGGAACGCGCGTGCACGTGGGCCGGTTCGAGTTCAAGGCAATCACGCGGCCTTCGGCGGGCACGACGTACGTTCCGACTCAGTTCACGGGCGATGTGATCGGGCGCATGACGACGGTGCGCCGACTGCGCGACGTGATCCCCGTTGCCCGGATGGATAGCGCGGCGATCCAGTTTTTGCGCCAGAGCGGAGGTACTCTGGCGTCGCCGGTAGCAGAGAATACGGCGAAGCCCGAGTCCAGCTACTCGTATCAGGCAGTAACCGTCGTCGCAGTTACGCTGGCGCACTATGTGAAGGTGCCGAAGCCGTTCCTGAACGATGTCGCGGCACTTGAGGAGCGGATCCAGAACGAGCTCCTCGAAGGCCTGGCCGATATCGAGGATTACGAAATTCTGAACGGCGACGGGACGGCTAACCACCTCGAGGGTATCTACCATGCTGCCTCCGATGCCGCGATGACGTATCTGCCGACCGGCGCGAACAACATTGACCGGATCGGCGCGATCATGGCGGAACTGGAGGCGCTGGGGTACCGGCCCGACGTGATCGTCATTCATCCGGCGAACTGGCGGCAGCTGACGTTGCTGCGTTCCTCGGCGGGCGGGTACTTGCTCGGCGGCCCCATCGAGGCCGGCGAGCTGACCCTGTGGGGCTGCCAGGTGGTGCCAACCCGCGCGATCACGCCGGGTACGGTCCTCGTCGGACAAGCGCGCGGTACCGTGGCCCTATACGATCGCGAGGAGTCCGCGGTCCAGGTCAGCAATGTGGACAGCAACGATTTCACGCAGAATCGCGTGACGCTGCTGGCCGAGGAACGTGTCGCTCTGGCCATTTTCCGGCCCGAGGCGTGGCTGCGCGGCACGTTGTCATAATCCGGCGCGCGGCGCGCGCTGATTGGAGGCGCGAATGGCGGACGTCGTGCGCCAGCGGATCGTGCCGGTATCCCTGGTCCGAGTGGCGGGCCCGGCAGCGGAATTGGTGAGTGTCGAGCAGGCGAGACTCCACTGCCGGGTCCCCGAGTTGTCGGATCCGGACGAGGACGCGCGCGCGGTAGGGCTGCTGGCGCGATACATCGCTGCGGCACGCGAGTATGTCGAGGCGGCCACGGGCAGGACCTTCTACCGTACGACATGGCGCGTAATCATCCCGGCGGCTGAGCGCGTCGCGCTACCGCGCGCGACGCCGCTACGGAACGTAGCGTCCGTCGAGTGGCGGCCTGACGCGTGGTCGGTATGGCAGCCCCTAACGGAGGGGACGGATTACGCGTTGGACGCCTCGACGGTGCCTGGCGCTATCGAGTGCGCGCGAACGTCCGGCGAGCTGCGCGTCGAGTACGACGCCGGCGCGGACGCCGACGCCGAGGCGGAAAGCGCGGCAGTCCAGGCTGTGCTCCTGATGACCGGCGCGTTGTGGGAGAACCGCGAGGCGGAAACGGTGACCGACCGCGCGGCAGTGGACGCGGCGGCGTTCCGCCATGGCCTCGACGCATTGATCGGCATGCTGAGGGTAGCGTGATGGCCGGAGATCTGTATGCCGCCGCGGGCGTCGCCCTGGCGGCGGCCTCGATCGTCGGGGCGGCGATCGGAACCTACGTGAAGCTCACGGTTCGCTCCGAGTTGTCGGCGTTTAAGGCGGAACTGATCGAATCGCTGGACGGGCGGTTCGTCTCGCGCCGCGAGAATGAGGCAGTAGTGGCCGACATATGCCGGCGACTGGACGGGTTGGAGGGGAGGAAGCGATGAAGCGAATCATCGAGGCGATTGCGAATTTCTTCCGGCGGCTATTCGCGCCAGGATGGGCGGAACGGCTTGTCGCCGGCGTGGAGGCGGCCTCGCCGTACATCCGCACGGCGTATGAGTTTGCGTCGGTCGCGGCGGCGATGACGCCGACGCGTGCGGACGACGAGTTGCTGGCGCTGGCGGAGAGGTTGGGCGTGCCGAATTTGTGGCGCAGCGAGATCTCGAAAGGTGAGGCGATCGCGCGCATCGTGTATCTCGCCTTGCGCGAGAAGTACCCGGATGCGACGGAGCGATCGCTGCGGCGCGCGATCGAGATAGCGTACGGCGCAATCAAACCATGAGCGAACCGCTCGTATCTGTCGTGCTTGTAACATCGGGCCGGCGCGACATGGTCGCGCGTGCGCTGGAATGCTTCGAGCGCCAAAGTTACGCGACGCGCGAGCTGGTAATCGTCGACGATCCACAGAATCCATCATTCGACAGGCCAACCGGCCAGCGATACGGGCGATGGCCTGGATCTCTCGGCGCGCGACGGAACGTGGGCATGGGATGGGCGCGCGGCGACTTAGTCGCGCACTGGGACTCGGACGACTGGTACGGGCCGGGATATCTCGCGCGCATGGTCGAGTTGATCGAATCGCGACACGCCATGGTTGCCGGCCTGCGCGTAGTGCCCTTCGTGGACCTGAGAACTGGCGAATGGCATCTCTACCGCGGGCCGGACTGGTTCGCGTGCGGCGCAACCCTGGTCTACCGGCGGCGATGGGCAATGGCGCGACCGTTCCCGCGCGTGGATACGGGCGAGGATGCGGCGCTGTGCTGGACGGCGTGGACGGAACGAGTGCTGGTCACGGCGGAGGCGGACTGGACGTTCATTGCGACGATCCACGACAGCAACACGTCGCCGCGAGCGGTAGGCGGGCCGAACTGGTCGAAATTGGACAGCCGCGAGATACCGAAATGGGCGCGGAAGCTATTTGCATAATTCCATCGCGGAAACCCGAGAACGCGCGCGCGTGCGTCGCGAGTATCCGCGCGAGTGGCTGGCGCGGCGAGATCGCGATCGTGGACGACGGCGCGCGCGAGGGGGCCGGCGATTTGCCCGTTACGTGGCTGGACGGCGTCCGGCCATTCTGCTACGCGCGGAACGTAAACATAGGGCTGCGGTATGCCGCCGGGCGCGACGTGATCATCATGGGCGACGACGTCGAGGTCATCACGCGAGGCGGGCTGGAGAAACTTGTCGGTCTCGCGTGCTCCGGTAACTGGGGAGTGCTGGCGGCGGCAGTAATCGGGTCGGTCAAGTGGGGCGCGCAGCGCTGGCGCAGTGGGATGCGTGGATGGAGAGTAGTTCGCGATGTGGCGTTTATCTGCGTCGCGCTGCCGGCGCGAACGGTCGCGCGCGTGGGATTGCTCGACGAGCAGTTCGAGGGCGGCTACGGATTCGATGACACGGATTACTGCGTGCGGATTGCGCGCGCAGGGATGCGATGCGGCGTGACGTACGAAGTGATCGTCCGGCATGTGGCGAACCGGGCGACGTACGAACGGCGCATCGAGGACCTCGAAGCCCATGCCCGGATATTCGAACGTAAATGGGGCCGGGCGATGCTGCACGAGGTGATGAATGCGGGCTGAGAGACTCTCTGCGAACAAAGCTGCCGCGCAGGAACGCGCCTGCTGGATGCGGAAACTGGCGCGACTGCGCCGGCGCGTCGAGGCGGGCGAGATAGCCGCGGCGGATGCGCTGCGGTATCTCGCGGAGTGGGGAAGCGATAGGGCGCAACGCACGTCGGCGCGGCCCGGCGGACTGGGGCGGCGATGAAATTGATCGGGCTGATGCGCGTACGCGACGAGGCGCGCTGGATTGCGCGCGCGGTAGCCGCGATGCGCGCAGTCTGCGATGAGGTTCTGGTCCTCGATGATCATTCGCGCGACGACACGCCGCGACTGGCGGCGGAGGCGGGGGCAACCGTGATTGCGTCGCCGTTTCCGGATCGTCTCGACGAAGTGCGCGACAAGAATTACCTCTTAGCACGCGCCGCCGAACGCGTCGAGGGCGAGACGTGGCTGCTCATGATGGACGGCGACGAGGTACTCGTGCCCGACGCGCGTACGACGATCCGTACGACGATCACGCGGCGGCTGTCGGCAGTTTACTCCGTTCGGATTCTGTACCTGTGGGACCGCGAGGACCAGATACGGATTGACGGCATCTACGGGCGTTTCCTGCGGCCCTCGCTGTGGCTCTATCATCCCGGCGATCGCTTCAGGAGCACATGCGCCGGCGGGCTGCACTGCGGGAACGTTCCGCGGCGCGTGAATGGCGCACCTCCGGTTTGCGCGACGGCGCTGCACTACGGCTATATGTACCGCGAGGACCGGATCAGGAAATTTCATTGGTACCGGCGCGTTGATGGAAACAATCGCATCGAGGATGGATACCGCCATATGGTGCTCGGCGATCTGCCGGAGTATCCGGCGACGATGGCGACGCGATGGGCGGGGCCGCTGACTCTGAGGCCACTTGAATGCGTGCTGGCGAGCTGCGCGAGTTGATCATGATTGAGCGGCGCGGGCCGAGCGCGCCGGACGCCCTGGGCGAGGCGATGCCCGCATGGGAGATGTTCGCGCGCGCGTGGGCGCGAATTGAGCCAGTGCGCGGGCGTGAGTTCCAGATGCCGGGACAGGAGGCGGCGGAACGGCGCATTGTGCTACGGACGCGAGCAATTGAGGGCGTGACTTCCGCGATGCGCGTACGAATGCGCGGGCGAATACTCGACATCGTGAGCGTCGAGGCGGACGCGCGCGGATGGATGGACTTGTACTGTCGCGAGGCGGAGTGATGCCGGCGGAGGAGATCATCCAGGCAAGGCTTACTGGCGACGCGGAACTAACCGCGATCGTGCCGGCAGAACGCATCCGCCTCCGCGGCGACAACCGCGGACTGCCGATGCCGTTCGTCGTTCACGGCCCGGTTGTTGATCGGTACGAGCCGGTATTCGACGGAGTCGGCAGGCGCTGGATAGGCGTGTATCAGGTAAGCGTGTTCGCGAAAACTGCGGCGATCGCGCGCGCGGCGGCGGACCGGATAGTCCAGTTACTCGGCGGACTGCGTGCGGACGGCGTCAACCTCGAGGTTACAGGCCGGACGTGGTCGTCGGGGAGAGATCCGGAGTTCTACCATCACGTAGCGATCGAGTTGTCGGGAGCGAGTTAGTGCCGCTGGAATTCAAAGTCGAAGGCCTCGACGATTTGCGCAAATCGCTGAGCGCGATTCGCGCGATCGGCGGAGACCGGAGGCTGAAACAGATTGCGGAGGAAGGTGCGCGAGTGCTGTATCGAAGCATGGTGGACCGTGCGCCGTACAACCCGCGGCGGAAACGTGGCACGCACCTCCGCGATGCGATCTTTATTGGTCTCGGGCCACCTGAATACGCGAACGTGTTAGTTGGCGTGAACATGCGCAAAGCGCCCCATGCGTGGCTCGTCGAGTACGGTTCTCGGTTCTGGTCCGGGAGACCCTACTTCAGGCCAGCGATCGAGCTACTCGGCGACGTCGTCATGGGGATGATTCAACGAGGGGTGGAACAACTCCTCGAGCAAAAATGGGAGGGAAAGAATGGCTGAGCTGTTGAGTGAATTCAAGGTCGGGTATTCTAAGTCCAGCCCGATCACGTGGACGAAAATTCCCGGCTTGCGGAACTGCACGCCGCCCTCCGTGGAGACGGAGGCGGTAGACATTACAGCATTCGGCGATCAGTACGCGACGACGCGACCGGGTATGCGGCGATTGCGGGCGATGACGTTTCGCGCGCGTCTCGACCCGGCGGCGACCTGGTATGACGATCTGCGCGACGGCGTGGAGAGCCAGAGCCTGTACTACTGGCGGCTCGAATATGCGGCGAACGATGAGAGAACGCAGTGGATGGGCATCGAATTCCAGGGGCGCGTTGCCTCAGCGAACCCGGTCGGCAACGAACCGGGACGCTTGCTGGAGGTCGAGGTTACCGTGATGCCCGTGCCGCCGATGTATGAAGAGGGGCCTGGCGCATCAGAGCTTGGATAGCGTATGGCGCGAGTGATTGAACCGCGCCCCATCGACGAGGTCGTTCTGCCCCTGCGCAATGGGCGCGAGTGGAGAATGGTATGCACGTGGGGCACACTGCGCCGGATCGAGCAGCGATTCGGCGCGAACGCATTCCGGCGCGCGCATGAGGGCGGTTTTCACGTCGCCCTCATGTCTGCGCTGCTCTATGAGGCGGGCGTCGAGCGCGACATCTCGCTGGAGGAGTTCGAGGAGCTGCTTCCGGCCCCACCGGCCGTAATGGAGGCTGCGGAAGCCGTACTCCGCGAGGCGGGATTCGAGCCGGGGGAACTGGCAGCGCCGGCCCCGGGGCCGGCCCCGTAGACCCGGACGCTTGGCTCGAGCTGTGGGCGATCGGCCGCGTAGTGATGGGGTTGTCGAACGAAGAGTTCTGGGAACTCACGCCTCGTGAGTTTCGCGCGCTGGCGCGACGCGCAGCCGGCCAGCCGGCTAGTGAGCGGCGCGGCGCGCTGGAGGCGATCCGTGCCCTACGCGCTGCCGGCGTGCTCGTGAGGAAGTAGGCCGTGGCGAAAAACCTGCTTGTTCGAGTTGGCGCAGATCTCACGGAATTCGACCGCGAGATGGCCCGCGTCTCCGGGACGCTGAGTCGCCTCGAATCTACGACAGATCGTATGGCGGCGGGATTCCGGCGACTGGGCGAGCATATTGCGTCCGTCGGTAGCACGCTTACTGTGGCGCTGACTGCGCCGCTGGTCGGTTTCGGCACGGTCGCGGTAAAGGCGGCGGCGGACATGGATGCGCTCCGGCGTGGGCTTATCGCGGTCGGCGGCAGCGCGGAGGAAGCCGACCGGCAACTCAAGCGTTTGATCGAAACCGCGAAACTGCCTGGCCTTGGGTTCAAAGAGGCCGTCCAGGCTGCGGTCCAGCTACAAGCGGTCGGGTTCGCATTCAGAGACGCTGTGCGAATCATTGAGGCGCTCGGCAATGCGCTTGCGACGGTCGGCCGCGGGCGCGAGGACCTCGAGGAAGTCATCCGCCAGTTGGGGCAACTGGAAAGCCGCGGCAAGGTTACAGCGGACAACCTCAAGCCAATTTTGGAACGCGTGCCGCAAGCGGCGCGAATCATCAAAGAAGCGTTCGGGACGATTGATACCGAAGCCCTCCAAAAGATGGGCATCACGTCGCGCCAGTTCATAGATGCCCTCATCACCGAGCTTGAGCGACTGCCCAAGGTTACCGGCGGCATCAAAAACGAACTGGAAAACATGCGCGACGCCATCGAGCGCGCGCTCGCGCGGGCCGGCGATGCGCTCGTGCCGTTCACCGAGAAACTGTTGAACGTCGCGACGACGGCGATTGATGCGTTGCGCGGAATGGTGGAGTGGTTTCTCAGGCTCCCGCAGCCGGTACAGGAGTGGACGATCAGGCTTGCGGCGCTGGCTGCGGCGATCGGGCCGGTACTGTTCGCGATCGGCCAGTTGGTCGAGGCGATCGGCGCGCTCTACAAAATTAAGGTTTTGATACCGCCTCTGCTTGACCTCGTGACGCTGGGGTTCCGCAACTTCGCGGCGGCTGCCTCTGCGGCGCTAATGGCTACGAGCCCAGCCGGATTGAACGGCCTCGCGGCGGCATTGTACGCGCTCAAAGAGGCGGTGCTGCTAACTGCTGCCGCGTGGACCGGATGGCAACTGGGGCGCTGGATCGACGAAAACATCTTCAGCAAAATCGGCGCGCTGAACAGATTCATCGAGATCGTGGCTGCGTTCCCGGCTGCCGTGTACCAGAAGATCACGGGAGTGTCTGGCGACGCATCGCGCGCGATGCGGGATCTGGAGAGCGCCACGAAGGCGCTTGAGGAACGGCTCCGAGCACACGGCATCGTGGTCGAGCGCGGCAACATGTCAACTGAGCAGTACGCGGCGGCCCTGAGGAGAGCGGCGGAGCAAGCGGGGCTCTTCAAAGGTGCGCAGCAGGAGGTAGAGCACGCGACTCGGCGCAAAATCGCCGCGACCGTAGATGACGAAGCAGCAACACGGCAGATCATTGAGGCGGAGCGCGAGGCGGAAAGACAAGCGCGCGAGCTGACGGAGGCGCTCGTTGCGCTCGGCGTGCGGAGCCGCGAGGAAGTTCAACTCGGCGAACTCAGGCAACAGGTGGACGCGCTGCACCTCGCGTTCGCCCAGGGCAAAATCACTGCGTACGAGCTGTCGGTCGCGTGGGAGAACTATCTGAAGGCGCTTGAGCGCGTGCGCGATCCGCTTGCGTTCATGCTCGACGAAGTCCCGAAGTTAAACTCGGGGCTGAAAGAGCAAGCGGACTTGTTCTGGCAGCTCGACGCGGTGATGCGGCAGGCCTCCGCGGGCAGCGTGCAGTGGTGGGCGGAACTGGACGCGGAGTTTGGGCAAATAGAGGCTTCCGTGCAGAAACTCATAGCCTCTAGCGGCAACTACTGGAAAACTCTTGAGGCTGCCATGGGGCGCACGCCACAGCTGATCGGCGTTGCGACACAGGAAGTGAAAAAGCACGAGGACGCGTGGACGAAGGCCGGCAAACAAGTTTCCACCATACTGACTGACATGTCGCGCGGCATTGCCGACGTGATACTCCAGGGTAAGTCCCTCGGCGACGTGATGAAGCAAACTTTCATGGAGATCGCGCGGGCCGCGTTGCGGTACGTCATCGAGGAGGCATTGGGCGGCATTGCGCGCGCGATCGGCAATCTGATCAAGGGCGAAGTCGCGAGTCTCGGCCAGGCGTTCAGTAGCCTATTCAAACAGATCGAGGACATCGGACGGGCAATCGCGCGAGTTTTTGGCGGAGGCGGCGCTACAGGCAGAGCACCCGCCGGAGCGCCGGCTGGAGGCGGAGGCGGCGGTGGAGCAAGCGCCGGGGCTGGCGGCGGACTGGCTGGCTGGCTGGACTTCGCGACAAACCTCGTGTCCAGCATCGTC